GGATGAATCCAAACCGCCGTTTGAATCAATCATCTTTTGAACTTCAGCTGAGTCTAAAGTCGATGTAACTGGTGCTCGAGCTGTTACGTAAGCAGAATCAATCAGTGCAGTTGCAAGACCAGAATCAATTGAATTTGCTCTTACAATTAAAAGAGTTTGTGATGAATCCTGTGCAATACCACTTCTCAATGCTATATAACTCGAATCTACAATACCATTGATTGAATTAGCGATGCTGCCACCGATAGTTGTATCAAGCAGCACTGTCCCTGTAGAATCAGGAAGTGTGATCGTATTATCTTTTGTAGGATCTGTAATTGTAAATGTAGTCTCAAACGAATCAGCAGTTGCACCTTCGAATACAATTGCATTACTATCAAATCCTACACCAAGATTAGCAGCTGCTCCTCCTGTTGCTACTTGTAAAGCTGCAACGTCAGTATATAATTCAGTAAAGTTATCATTTATTTTGCCGCCAGCAGTACGCAGGTCATCACCGGTTCCATCATTACCGCTGCTGCCAACACCAATTACTTGTTTAGCCATCTTAAATCCTACACATTAATTGTTATTATTTATACCGAACTTACCATTGAATTAGAATATCTTTTGAATTCTCTCTGATCGAATGTATCGAACGTATTGTCAAATGTAATACCACTTCCAAGTGCTGTGCCAGCATCGTCGAAAGAAATACCATAGCCTGCGAGCTCATCTAAGTTACTATATATCTTGGCCAAGAATAATAAACTAACACCTCTTCCACCAAAGAAGTTTGTGGTTCGATATGGATGGTATCTTTGCTCGGCAGAATCTGCATCTTGATCATCTGGTAATAAAAGTGATACCTCTCTATCACCAGTCATATTGAACGATGCCGCTTCAACAACTTTGATTCTTGGATCAGGATCAGTAATTGATTCAGCAGTTAATACAGTAACCTGTCCTTCTGTTACTACCTCAACTTCTGCACCTAAGAAAAATCCTGCGGGGTGAACAAAGTTTCTGTAAAGTATTTCCCAGTCATTTAACGATAAAGGTGATTTAATTAATACCGAAAAAATCTGATGTATTCTACCATCAGTTAAAATAAATGCATCTTCGGGCCCAATCTTACCTTGTGTTGCGTCACCAACTCTTAATAAACTATTTTTTGGATAAATGACTTCAACGTTGTTTTCGTCAAAAAATGCTCTAAAAAAACCTTCTGCTGAATATAAAGAACCCTTGACTCGAAAAAAGTTACCAAAGTTTCTTAGTGCTTCTCTGGGAAAGGTAAATTGAGTTTGTGATACGCCAAGAGCAATTTCATCTAGTACAAAGTCAAGTCTCTTTAATGTTACATCTTCAACATCTTTTATCGTTAATATCTCATTAATTATGCCACCAAAGTTTTCATCTGAATCTAAATGTTCATAGTATGCTTCTAGAAATGTAACAAGATTAGGATACGATGTAGTAAAGTATTCAGGCAGCACTTGACGTACCACACTAAGCTTAAAGTTAGATGCTAACCGGTCGTAATCTCTTAATGTTTCAAAGTTAGCCATTTATTCCACGATTAAAGATTGTGTTTGACGATCTATTTCTGCTGTAGCAGATGAACGTGCGGTATCTAGTTGAAGTATATAATTCCTTAAAGGCTTAATAGTGCCTTCACTTTTTGGTGTAACTCGTATAGGCAAGAATGTTTGACCTGATATAAGTTGTGTAGGTCTAAACCCTACTAGACTTACTTTACCAGACAGTGAGTTATATTCGCCTACATTATCTAAAAGTACATTTCCATCTAAGTCTACTATTTCTAATACTGAAGATCCTAAACGGTTTTTAATAGTACATACAAAACCGTTGAATTCAAATGCGTCACTTTGCACTCTATGAAATACATCATCTGGCACAGCAATGCTTGTAGGGAAATCTATATCTAAAGTGTTCAAAGTGTTTATAGTAATTGTAGGACGCATCTGCACACTAACATTAATAGTGCTTGAAAGTATTGAATCATCTAGTGCATCAATCTCTGTCAATAGATTCGATTTTCTAAATATGCCGCCGAACGTAGAAACATTAGCATCAAAGAAAGACTTCATTAAGTTAAATACTCTTTGCTCTGCAGAAAGTAGTGTGATACCAGTGCGACCAGGATCATATGCAAACCTTGTATCGAGCTGTAAGAATACATCCTCCGGGTCTGTAAACTTAGTAGTCATAGACATTACAGAGAGATTATTTGTATAATTAGATTTAATATTATCTTTTACTGACTGTTTTACTGCATCACTAGTATTATCTTGAAATTGTAATGATATATAAACTGCACCATAATCAATAGGTTCGTTCTGATCTCCACTCCACACAGATGCGCTTTCCACTTGAGGAAAATTAGATTCTACCATTGCCTTGTAATCAAATGATGTCACTAATCTTTTTTGTCCAGCGAAAGCAATGGGTGCTAGCTGTTTTACAGATTCAATTGATTGCTTTGGAGCTCCACCGGTTGACTCTGTCACTGTAACTACGTTTAATGTGTAATCAACACCGTTTACAGTAATATCAGAGGCGGGCGTAAATATTGTTCCATTATTAGCATCAGAACCTTTACTCGATAGATATGTTACAACGACTTTTTCACCAGGTTCAGGTGACTTACCAAAGGAAATGCCATCCCCAAAATTTAATTCATAAAAACCATTTGGTGCTTCATTCAAAGAAAAGTGTTTTGAGTTTTCATCTACTGCAATTGCAAGGCTTATTGGAGTGTAAGAAGTAAATGATGTTGAACTCGGTGACTCGAAAACGTCTACTGTTGCAGTTGAAGTATCAATAGTTTCATCGGGTATAACGTATATTTGTCTTTCTCTTTTTTCGGGTGCAAAGAATGTTTTAGTTTTTTCTACACCTTCTACTATTGCAAGATTATCATCATCTGAAGTATCTTTAAAAACATATAAACCTGTGCCGTCATCTGTAGCGAAGAAACTTTCTCTAGTTCTAAAAGTAAATGTCACTCCGTCTATCTGACTTGTAAACTGTGTGCCCTTTGCAAGTTGTAATCTTGCCGGTCTGCCAGTTACACCTGCTAGGTTTACATTTAGATTTACAGTTGCAATCGCAGCTTTTCTAGAAGATACTTCATAACCCAATGTTTGTGCATGTGATACTACTGAACTGCGCAATTGTGCTGTAGTAAGAAATGCTTCATTGAGAGCAAAGTTAGCTGTCAGACCGTTGATATGACTATTATACGCTAATACATCTAAAACGTTCGATAATCCGGAAGCTTCAAAATCATAATCAGAAAACTCACCTTTATTCTTAAAGAAATTCTTTAAGTTATTTTTTATGTTTGTAAAGTCAAGGTCGGAAGATTTAATTTGTGCTGCCATTTATCTTAGCCTCGTTAAATTTAAGTCGAGTGTAACAGTTTCACCGACACTTAGTATTTCAAACACTACTGTTATTCTTACATTATTTGTATCAGGACGTAAGTTTACATCAACATTAATAACCCGTGCTCTTGGTTCATGTAATTCAACTGCTTCAATAACGTTATCAGCTATAAGCTCAGCTTCATCGCCTGTCTCTAACTCAAAAAGAAAATCATTTAAATTACCACCAAATGTAGTATCAAAAGGTTTTTCATATCTGTTTGTCAACAATAAATTTTTAACTGACTGCTTGACTGCAGCTATCGAAGTTTTCTTAAAAATGTCACCTGCAGGCTTTGGCGTAAATGTCAAATCAAGGTCAGAATAATCAAGGCTTCTAGACCCAACGATTGAAGTACCAAACTGATTTCCGTCTTCTATAGAAAATGCTTTTGCCATGTTTCTATTTATACCACTTCGACTAATTCGTTCGTACTTTGTACATAGTTGTTGAAGCGAGTTTCTATTTCATTTGTGTATTTTGGTTTATAATCAGTTCCAACTTCAGGCATAACTAGTATGATTTGTGCTGTTAAGCTCCCATCAACGTTATAAGTATCATAACTTAAAATCATTTTTTCAAATTGTAGTGAATCTTTCCACCACAACGCTAGATCAAAAGTTTTCTTTTTGTCTATCTGCCCTTTACGATTTCTTAGTTCATATACCACACAGCGGCCTTTAGCTTTGAGATCGTTAATCCCACCTTCAGTTAAAACTTCGTTAGGACCAGATCTGTATATGCCTTCAGCTACAACTAAACGATACTCTTCATACTCATCGTCATCTATCATTATTGACTTTAAAACTTGTCCATGCAAATATAAATTACGTGCTATTTTAACGCGTTCTTCTAATTTAGTAACATGATCAAATGTTATTGAATCACCATAACCACCTAAGAACTTAGCTATCGTAATACCATGATCTATTTCTGTTCTTGCTCTTATGTCTGCTTGATTTTCAGGCTTATACTTAGGGTGTGGAACAATCTCTATTTCTGAGTTAACAACTGACCCTTGAAACCTTTTTGCCTCGGCACCAACACTTTTACCAAGAACACTTCTAGATCTTACACGTCTTGGTGTTGCTTCATTAGAGATAACTCTATCAACACCTGGTGGTACACTATTTGAAAATGTGGCTGATATTGTATCTTCGGCTATAAGTGTGCCTACAAACTTTGTTTTCTTTTGATTCAATGGATCTCTTAATTTTGATCTGGCTTCCGTAGTACTAAGTGTTCTATCTGATACACCCTCATAGTCTGCATTCCTGTTTACCTGATTGAATAGTATATTGCCTTGGTCAATTGTCACAGTCCTGACAGCGAATTCTGATTCACCTAGATAAGAAGTAAGAATGGAAGATGTAGGTTCAGCAGTTTCTTTATTAGTCGCCGGTGTCAAGGTAACAGTGGCCTGCGCACTACCTGCAGATGCACCCAAGGCAGCTGTACCCGCAGTACCAGCAGTACTAGCATTGCCTGACAAGTTACCGTTAAAAGTTGGTGCTTCCATTCCAACACTAGCGTGGACGCTGTTAGATGCATGCATAGAAGTAGAATTTACACGATCACTATGAGTAGTATTTGCATATATTACCATGCCGTCACCACCCATCGTACCTGTTGCACCGATAGCTGTCAAGTCAGTAGCACCAATGTTAATGCTAGGTGCAGATAGTACTGCTTCAGCTTCAGAAGTATGTGTCATAATACCTTTTGATAAAAACTCTGTAGTAGACCCATACATTGTAGAAGCTGCACCTTTGATAAATGTATTATCGCTGC